CGTGTATGAGGTCAACAAGAACAAAGGCGTGGGATTACTCATGGATGGCGTTCAGATCGTTGATGTCGTGGAATTTGGCGGTGGAAGTGTTCAGTTTGATGCTGTCGAAGGTGGCACTTATGTCAGGGAAGATCTCCATGCTGCTAACGGTAATGCCACAATGCCGCCAGTTGGCGATGATGGCGTAAAGTTTGACTTTTAGAAGTAAAGGCAAGAGCTTTTATCGCGGAATAGCCAATGGCTACAGGTCAGGATTAGAACAGACCATAAGTGACTTTCTCAACTATGAGTGCATCCCCTTCCAGTACGAGGTGGACAAGATAAGTTACAAGATACCAGAGAGACAGTCTAAATATACGCCAGATTTTAAACTGCCAAAACCAGGTGGGTTCTGGTATTTAGAAACCAAAGGTATATGGGCTGTCCAAGACCGCGCTAAACATCTCCTGATTAGAGAACAACACCCAAACATTGACATTAGGTTCCTGTTTTCTAACGCCAGAGCCAAGCTTTATAAAGGCTCAAAGACTTCTTACGCTGACTACTGTGAAAAACACGGCTTCATGTATGCACATAAGTATATACCAAAAGCGTGGGTAGCTGAGTGTAAACTAAAGTGATCCCAAAGGGCTGACCGAAAGGTTGGCCCTTTTTCACGACCTGTCAATTCAAAGGAAAAACAATGGAATTACTCGAAGAGCGCGATGGCGCTGAATTCGTGTCTCATGGCCCGTGCGCGGCGTGCGGATCAAGTGATGCAAACAGCCTTTACACCGATGGTAGTCACTGGTGCTTCGGCTGCGAAACTTACACACATCCTGATGGTTTTGAGGCAAGACGCCCAGCCGTGAAGAAACCAAGTCGCCCGATTACACCACTGTTGGAAGGCGATTATGTAGATCTTCGCGCTCGGCAGATTACCGAGAAAACCTGTCGCAAGTTTGGCTATATGGTAGCCCAGCGCGGCGATGAGTATGTGCAAGTCGCAACTTACAAGGATCTACAGGGCCGACCTGTGGCGCAGAAGATCCGAACCGCAGACAAGCAGTTTTCTGTGGTTGGAGACAAAGAGCAAATGGGCCTCTTTGGAATGCACATCTGGAGCGCCGGAAAGAAGATAGTTGTATGCGAAGGCGAAATAGACACAATGACTGTCTCGCAGATCCAGAACAACAAGTTTGCTACAGTTGGCGTGCCGCATGGAGCGCAGAGTGCCAAGAAGCATTTACTGAAGCACATCGATTATCTCAATAACTTCGCTGAAATTATACTGATGTTTGACCAAGATGAGGCTGGACAAGCGGCGGCGATTGCCTGCGCTGAAGTTCTCCCAACTGGTAAAGTTAAAATTGCAGTGCTGCCACACAAAGACCCAAATGAATGCTTGTTGGCTGGAGAGGCTGCAACTGTAGTAGATGCAATATTTCAAGCATCTGAGTACCGACCTGATGGCATCGTCAGCATGACCGACCTCCGAGAGAGTGTTGGGGTACAGGACGCCGAAAGTCCGATGAAATACCCATACCCAAAGCTTAACGAAATGCTCAAAGGGATAAGGCAGGGGCTGATTACAATAGCCGCTGGCTCTGGTGTCGGTAAGTCAACACTGGTCCGAGAGTTTGCCTACTCGCTACAGCAAGGCGGTTTTTCTGTTGGAATGCTTATGCTCGAAGAGAGCGTAAAGCGCACGGCCCAAGGGCTTGTGGGTATCCACATGAACAAGAACATCACCATTGATCTTGAGGCCACTACGCCGGAAGAAATTACAGAGAACTTCGATGATCTAATGAAGTCTGGGCCATTCTACCTTTTCGATAGCAAAGGCAACGTAGACTTAGATCTCATCTGTAACCGCATCAGGTACATGAAGCACGGTCTAGGCTGTGACGTAGTGATATTAGATCACGTAAGTATCTTGATAAGCTCTTACGCTGGAACCAGTGACGGCAATGAGCGCGTCCTGATCGATGGCATAATGCACACGCTACGGGTGTTGTGCACAGAGTTGGACTTAGCGCTTATACTTGTGTCCCACTTAAGAAGACCTTCCGGAGACAAAGGCCACGAAGGCGGCGAGAGAGTTTCGTTGTCGCAGCTTCGCGGTTCGCACTCAATAGCGCAACTGGCAGACGGTTGCATAGGTCTACAAGTACCATCTGATGACACAACAAGCGGGGCAAGAGAGCTAGTAGTTCTTAAGAACCGCTTTTGTGGCTTAGTCGGTCCAGCCGACACTCTTCAGTACGTCCATAAGACAGGCCGACTGACCACTGTTTCCGACAGCATTCCATTTTAACAACTGAAAACTAGGAGATCTGCCATGGGCAAGATTACAGAACCACTGACTTTTACGATGAATGAATACCAAGCCGACACTGCATCAACAGCGATCTATAAGTTTCCTGTTATCTACCCAGCGCTGGGCTTGGCTTCTGAGGCTGGCGAAGTATTGGGCAAGATCAAGAAGATGATACGCGATAATGATGTGCGGTTTGACGGCAAGAAGAGGCTTACCGAAGCCCAGCGCGAGAGTATTGCATATGAGCTTGGTGATGTGCTTTGGTACGTGGCTGCGCTGTCCCGCGACATCGATTACTCGCTGAATGATGTAGCAGTAATGAACCTGTGGAAACTCGAAGAACGGAAGGCCCGTAACGTCCTTAAAGGCTCTGGAGACAAGAGGTGACGGGTGGCCGATGGGTGTGGGATCTTGAGAGCAACGGGCTTTTGGATACCATTCACACTGTGTGGTGCATTGTGTGCCGAAACATTGATACTGATGAAGTCCGAGAGTTTGGACCAGATGACATTCAAAGCGCCCTCGACTTACTTTCCGGCGCTGATGAAATCATCGGACACAACATCATCGGGTATGACATCCCTGCCCTACAGATAGTTTACCCAGAGTGGTCAACGTCTGCCATAGTTACTGATACACTTATATTGTCACGCTTGGTTCGTGGTGACTTATTCAACGATGATGCCGAGCGTAACTTTACACAAGAGCGTTTCCCAAAGCGTCTATGGGGTAGCCACAGTTTAAAAGCTTGGGGCTTGCGCCTTGGCGATTTCAAAGATGACTATGATGGCGGCTGGGATGCTTTCTCAGACGTTATGATGTCGTACTGTGTCCAAGATACGTCAACGACAGCCACTCTATATAAGCACTTTGTCAAACAGGAGCCAAATCCAGGTGCTATTGCACATGAGCATCGCATGGCGTGGATCTGTGATGAAATAGGCAGCAACGGCTGGACGTTTGACGAAAAGAAAGCAACTGCCCTTTACGCTGTGTTGGCCCAAAAGCGCCACAGTATCGAAGAGGATCTAAAAGAGCTTTTCGAGCCTTGGACAGTCAGCGAAGACTTTTACCCCAAGCGTGACAACAAGACCCTCGGCTACACAGCTGGCGAGTTGTTTGTCAAAGAAAAGCTTGTGCACTTTAACCCAGCTTCACGGCCACACATACACAAGTGCTTAGTCGATAAGTACCAGTGGAAGCCAAAAGAGTTCACTGCGTCTGGCGCTGCGAAGATCGATGAGACAATCCTCGGTAAGCTTGCATACCCAGAAGCCAAGCGCTTGGCTGAGTTCTTTACGATCCAGAAGCGCATCGGCCAACTAGCCGAAGGCAATGCTGCGTGGCTTAAGAAAGTCTCAAGCGATGGCAAGCTGCGTCACAGGCTCATACCGAACAACACTGTGTCAAGTCGGGCATCGAGCGTTGCGCCTAATTTACAGCAAGTGCCGCGAGTAGGTAATCCATATGGCCAAGAGTGTCGCGAGTTGTTTACGGCTCCTAAAGGCTGGTTTGTTACAGGCGCGGATCTGTCTGGAATAGAATTAAGATGTCTATCGCATTACCTTTTCCCATACGACAGGGGCGAGTACGCAAAGCAGATCCTTGAAGGCGATATACACAGCTACAATGCTGAAGCTTTTAAGACTGATCGTAATACCGCCAAGACGCTAATTTACAGCATGACGTATGGCGGTGGTGATCGGCTGGTCGGTGCAGTTGCAGGCGGTAGCCCAGCGCTCGGTAAGAAACTCAAATCTGACTTTGATCAGGCCGTGCCTGCTTTTGCCACTCTTAAGGCAAACCTAAAGCAAGCGTTTAAGCGCGGCTATATCATAGCCATCGATGGTCGAAAGCTGACCATTCGCTCCGAGCATCGCAGCCTCTCGCAACTACTTCAATCGTGCGGGGCCATCATCTCGGCCAAATGGGTCCAGCTTACCTATGACCAGATCAAACAGAAACACGGTGACAGCAATTCTTTTATTCTCGGTTGGATTCACGATGAGATTCAAATTGCTTGCCGAACTGAGGAGATAGCCAAAGATGTCGGTGATATATCTAAGCGAATGGCGCAAGAAGCAGGCCGCGCTCTCGGAATTAAAATCCCCTGTGCCGCAGAATATTCCGTGGGAAAATCTTGGGCTGAAACGCACTAGCTCAATAGTCGATGAATACTTAGAGAACCTAATAGCTCTCTATATTACTCTCGACCGCGCTTGGCGAAACCCGTTCACCGTGAAGTCAGACTTCGCAAGAGAAGGCGCTCTACAGGTAGCCATTTGCGCGTCTGAGGGCTTCATAACCAATAAAATTGAAACCGACACTTGGGGCCGAAAGTGGCTCATCACAGAAGTCGGTATGGAAGTAAAGAAAGAGGTAGACGATGTCCTTGAGAAAATCCTTCACGACCCCGACAATATTGCTTGATGGCGATTTATATATGTATCGTGCCGCTGTCAGCGCCGAGTATGAAGTAGATTGGGGCGATGATATTTGGTCGCTTTCCACTGATCTTAGGCAAGCCAGAGATATATTTATCAACATGGTTGCTGGTTTCAAAGAAGAACTACTGTGTGATGAGGTTGTCGTTACCTTTAGTGGCTCCAGCAACTTTCGCCGTGGTGTTGAAGAAAGCTATAAAGCATCTCGCAGCAAGACACGCAAACCAGTGGGCTACAGGGCGCTGGTTGATTGGGCCATGGAAGAGTACGACAGCATTTGTGTTGATACCTTAGAGGCCGATGATTGCATGGGCATTATGGGCAGTATTCCAGGTACTAAGGCAATCGTTGTATCAGACGATAAAGACATGAAATCAGTACCTTGCAAGCTATTTAGGCCACAATCTAAGGAGCGTTTAGAGATAGGTATAGTCGATGCTGATCGTTTCTTTCTTACCCAATGTCTCACTGGCGATACTGTTGATGGCTATGGCGGCTGTCCAAAGGTAGGGCCAAAGACTGCCGCCAAGATCTTAGGTTCACGACCAAGTTGGCAGGCTGTAACCGCTGCCTATTCTAAGGAAGGCTTAAGCGCAGACTATGCGCTCACTCAGGCGCGGCTGGCGAGGATACTTCGCTGTACCGATTGGGATGATAGGTACGAAAGTCCTATACTGTGGGAGCCAGACCGATGAACTTATCTTGCGCATTTAAATACGCACGGCTTACACCAGAGCAAGAAGCTCAAGTAGGTCGCGCTATGTTGGCCCATGAACTGCCAATAGACCGTGGATACCTTGACGATAGGTTGAACTGCACAGCATTTCCAAACCGTACCGAAGCGTCTTTGGCTATAATGAAGTACATCAATGAGAAAGCAGAGGGTGAGGTAATCACCCGCTACGAACTGGTGCATCAGGGTGGCTTCAACGAAACCACAGTTGCCAATGTTCTTCGTAAGCTCGAAAGGGGCCGAGGTATAACCCAAAGCGGTGTCCTCGCAAACGGGCGCAAGCTCTTCACTGTCTACCCAGCAAATCGGGTTGTCTTAGAGGAGATCTTACGTGGCTGATCTTGTCAACAAACCGAGCCATTACACCAAATGGCACATGGAACCCATCACTTTTATTATGGGTAACTCAATGGAATTCTGGCGTGGCAACATCATCAAGTATGTGTCCCGCGCCGGAAGTAAAACCTACGAAAACCAAACCAACGTCCAATCCGAAATCACTGATCTACGAAAAGCCCAGCGCTACTGTGAGATGAGAATTAATAGCCTAGAGGGAAGAGAACTATGAAGAACAGCCTTGGCCACTACGGCCCAACAATCGGCATCTCAGAAGAGATCCACGCGATGAAATATCGCTCAGAGGGAGAAAGCTTTGAGGCATCACAGACCCGTGTTGCCAACGCTCTAAAAGATAACGAAGATCACTATGAATACTTCCGGCACATCTTGCTAAACATGAGGTTCCTACCAGCTGGTCGCGTGCAGTCAGCCATGGGAGCACCAAGAACTGTGACGCCTTACAACTGCTTTGTTTCTGTCACGATTGAGGACAGCATGGCGGGCATTATGGAAGCCGCAGCAAACGCAGCGAAGACCATGCAGCTAGGTGGTGGCATCGGCTACGACTTTAGCACGCTTAGACCACGCGGCGCTCTCATCCGCAGCCTCGACAGTAAGTCATCAGGACCGCTAAGTTTCATGGGTATCTTTGATGCGGTGTGTAAAACTATTGCCAGCGCTGGGCATCGCCGTGGTGCACAAATGGGTGTACTTCGTGTGGACCACCCAGACATCGAGGAGTTCATCAGAGCTAAGAACAACTCAACAGAGCTTACAGGTTTCAATATGTCTGTGGCTGTTACTGATGCGTTCATGCAAGCTGTTAAGAACGACACAGCCTTTGACTTAGTGTTCGAGGGTGAAATCTATAAGACCGTCAGCGCTGTGGCACTGTGGGATGATATACTAAGATCGACTTGGGATTGGGCCGAACCTGGAATT